ATACGATTCATCCGCCAATAATGCTGTGATTGAATGCATTGCTAGAAACACGCCAATCATAGTTAACAGATTGCCAGCAACAGAGGAGTATTTAGGAGTAAATTACCCGCTGTACTTTGAAACCCTCGAAGAAGCATCAGAGATACTACTTAATGAACACCTAATATTACAGGCTCATAAATATCTAGCCAATATGGATAAAGATTTTCTCAGGCAGGATACATTTAGGGAAGAGGTTGTAAGAAATCTAACAGGAATTCTACGATGAAGCCAGAAAATTATGTATACTCAAAGTTTCCAGAGTCACTCTTTCCATGCAAAGATGCTTCTGAAAATTCCAGAAGGCTAATTAAAGGCCTGAAATACACAAGAAACAAATCCGTAGTGGTGGTAGGCCTGTGTAGAAATATAAGAAGTAATATACACCAATTGATGGCTAGGCTAGACAAGACATCAAGCCTTTTTAAAAGTTGTAATTTTGTCATCTATGAAAACGACTCTGATGATGGGACATCAGAAATACTACAGGAGTATGACTCTCAAGATAGTCGTGTCCACTTAATACAGGAGGTGGCTGGGTGGGATCAGTTTGAAAGAACAAGAGATTACAACAGAGCTAAATACTTAAGCACGCTGCGTAATAAATACCTTAACTATGTAAAGTCAGAATTTTACCCAGATTATATGATCGTGGTTGACCTAGATATAAAGGGCGGGTGGTCTTACGACGGTATTTTAAATTGTTTTTCTTATACTGGATGGTCTGTCATGTCGTCCAATGGTATTATATTCAGAGAGAAGAAGCTAACTTTCAGAGACCAAACCGAGATAGAATACGAGCAAATCTTGTTTGACACATGGGCCTTTAGAGCGATGGGTAATGAGGATGTGATACCAGATGGTAGCGTTAATCACCTAAAGTTCAACAGGGGAGAAAAGCCACAACAGGTATTCTCTAACTTTGGAGGTCTCGCTATATACAAATGGGACGACGTGAAAGATCATGAGTATGGAGCAAGAAGAATGGACGATGGAAGTGTAATGTGTGACCATCCGTTTCTACATCAACAGATCAGACAAGCCGGTGGAAACATTTTCCTAAACCCAAGCATGATAACACTCTATTCACCAACAGAGTTTTCAGAGGAGATTGAAGTTGAATAATGAGACCAAAATTTTTACACGAGAAGAAATATGTGAACAATTTGGCGATGATATTATTTTTGCCGATGGCTTTGATTCTGCTATTATTGGCATTGCTTGTGGCCACGATTCAGGAAGGGTGGTTTATGATTACGAGAAGATGGTAGAGGCGTGTATGAGTCAGACTGGAATGTCATATGAAGATTCTATCGAGTGGGTAGAATTTAACGCAATAGGCTCATACATAGGAAAAGAAACCCCTATTTATGTAGACAGGCCTTTACTATGAAGTTAGAAGACATTAAAAAAATAGCAGTCGTTTTCTTTGGTCAACCAAGACAGCTTGAGATAGGTTCAAAATTTATTAAACCTTTCTTCGATTTTTCAGACGCTGGTATACAGACAGACTACTTTGCCCATTCTTGGGATAGAGTAGACCCTAAGATCGCATTCAGTCATTTTCCAGAAAACCACCCAAGCCAAAAAAAAATAGAAGGCAGTACTTTAGAGCAATCTTTCAGAGATATCTATAACCCAAAAGTGTTAAAAATACAAGACCCATCTAGTGACTTATACTACAATTACTGTGTAGAAAAATTTATGGGCTTACTACAAGAATGGAAGTGTGATAAAAGCAATCATAAGCCCGGAGATTTTTGTGAGGGCAAAGATTTTTACAACCTGCCGGAAGGCTGGGAGCATTCGTACAATTTTTTACGAGATCGGGGCTGGTGTGCAAAAAAGATTGTTCAGTTTATAAGTTCCCAAAAAGCAATAAGAGAAAAAATAAGATACCAGAAAAAAAACAATATAAGATACGACCTTACCTTTAGGTTGAGGACAGACATAGCGTTTCCACACTCAAAACTGGAAGACAGGCTTGAATTTTTGAGGAGGAACGTAGAGGTAAACCACGGATGGCGTAGTGACAAAAATGTCATGGTTAAATTCCTTCAATTTCCCAATGGAATGCCAGTAGTGTGCGATCAGGTGCTATGGGGGGAATCTGACGCTGTAGATATTTTATATAATAGCTGTGTTAGATCGGCTTATGACTACATTAAAAACCACCTAATAAGGCTTAGTACCGGTTTTTTCTCTCGGAAACCTCCTAAGTACCAACATATGCATGTTGAAACCATAACATGCTCATGTGCTGAAAAAACATGTATTGGCCTGAAGCCCCACAAGTTTCACAATAAGGTTGGGTTGTTTGAACTCATAAGAGACTCTGTTAATGATGAAGATACCTTTCAGGATGTAATCAGAAAATGCGAAGAGTATAATCAAAGCCCATACATCCCAGCAGCCGATCAACGAGGAGAGGTAAAGGATGAATAAATTCATAATACTAGGGGTTGCGAGGAGCGGTACATCAAATCTGTCTGCATGTCTAGGTAATGGTATCCTTAGCGAAAAGATTGTTCAAGAGCCATTTTTATTTACTTCTGGAGACAGAGATCATTACAGCACACTAAAGAATGAGCAAGACAAAAGAACCAGAGGCTTGCTAGGTAATTATTATCACGAAAGCGTATGGCCCAAAAACTGCAAAGATGCCTTTGATTTTTTAGACGCTTTGTACTCTAATTTCACCGGCATCAAGCATATAATAACAAGCTCCGCTGCTTTTCTCAACAGGATGATTATAGAGTATGCAGTTCGCAACAACATAAAGATAATTTTTCAGAGTAGAAAATCGCTACTGGACTGTTCTATATCAGATCAGTTAACAGATATTACAGGCGTTATTCAGTGGTCTAAGGAGGGCAAGTCAAAAGTAGACAATGCTAAATACCAGCCTATTGACCTACAAAAAATACTTAGCGTGGCAGATGTCTGGTACTCCAAAATTGACCAATGCAAGTTTTGGGTGCGGCTTTATAAGCCCGAAGTTAAATATCTAAGGTATGAAGAAAACTTTACGGATAGCCTAACTAAAAAGTTAGCACTAATAAGTGACTTATGCGAATTTATAGGCATAAGTTTTTCTGATCTAGACTACACTTGGGTGAAATATCATTATCTAGAGAACAAGAAGCTTAACACCTCAAAGAACCTAGAAAAGATACCAAACTACAAAGAGTTCTTGAAACTAAAAGAAGAGTATGATACAATATTTGTGGGATAAAATGATGAATACAGTATACGTAGGAATGAGTGCCGACTTGATACATCACGGGCACATCAATCTTATTAACGCGGCGGCAGGATACGGAAAGGTGGTTGTCGGTCTACTAACTGATGAAGCAATCGCTAGCTACAAAAGGCTACCCGCCTTGACATACGATCAGAGAAAGGCTGTTGTGGAGAGCATCAAAGGGGTGTCATCAGTAATGGCTCAGCACACGCTGGACTATACAGACAACCTAGAAAAAGTAAGACCTGAAGTTGTAGTACACGGAGACGACTGGAAGACAGGCGTTCAGCAAGAAACAAGAGAACAGGTGTTGTCTGTTTTGAAGGCTTGGGGTGGGATGTTAGTGGAGATACCATACACTGAGGGGATGTCTTCAACCAAGCTTCACACCCACCTTAAGGATTTGGGAACAACTCCAGAGATGAGGCAAAGGAAACTCAGAAGGTTGCTAGATTGCAAAGACATTGTTAGGGTTATGGAAGCGCATAATGGGATTACGGGACTCATCGTAGAACACGCTTCCGCAAACAACAGAGAGTTTGATGCCATATGGCTGTCCAGCCTTACTGATTCAACAGCAAAAGGAAAGCCAGACATAGAGTTGGTCAACAGATACGGAACTCTTAATGATGTGCTTGAAGTCACCACTAAGCCCATCATACTCGACGGGGACACGGGGGGTAAGGTGGAGCATTTTGTTTTCACTGTCAAGACTCTGGAGAGACTCGGAGTTTCTGCGATAATCATAGAAGACAAAGTGGGACTCAAGAAGAATTCTTTATTTGGTACTGACGTTCCCCAGACGCAGGATTCAATCTCTGGGTTTTGCAAAAAAATATCAGCGGGGAAGATGTCTCAGGTTGGCGAAGACTTCATGATTATAGCTAGGATAGAAAGCTTGATATTAAAGGCGGGGATGAACGATGCGTTAGAAAGGGCAAAGGCTTACATTGACTCTGGAGTTGACGGGATAATGATTCACAGCAAGGAATCCTGTCCAGATGAGATATTAGAGTTCTGTGATGCGTATCAGACTCTTGATAGCAAAGTTCCCTTGGTGGTAGTTCCCTCTACGTATTGTCAAGTAACTGAGAAAGAACTGTCTGACCGTGGTGTAGGGTTAGTTATATACGCTAACCACCTGATGCGTAGCGCATACCCTGCCATGGTGAAAACAGCCGAGCAGATACTACGGGATGGCTCTGCGTGGCTTGCGTCTGAGCAATATTGCATGCCCATAAAAGACATTATAGAACTGATACCGGAGGGGAATTAATGTCGGTCTTTCAGGATGCTATTGATATGGGGTGCGACTTTTTCACCGGAGTTCCCGACAGTGCCCTTAAAGAGTTTCAGGATGAAGTTATCCGGTCTGGATACCAACATGTCATAGCCACCAACGAGGGTCAAGCTGTGGGTATTGCAGTAGGGGCTGAGCTGGCGGGTAGCAAAGCCTGTGTTTACCTACAAAATTCTGGCTTGGGGAATATTATAAACCCGATTACTAGCCTATGCATCCCTCACAAGATTACACCACTTCTCGTTATAGGTCATAGACATACCTTACCACAGCATAAGATTATGGGCGAGGTTGACGAAGAGCTTCTTCAGGTAATTGGCTACTCCCGCTACATAATAGTAAAAGGCTCAAACAATGTTAAGTAGGAAGAACGCTATAAGAACGGTTTTTGAAAGGCATGGGGAAGACGCTGCATACGTGACTAGTACGGGGTATATATCAAGAGCTGTATATAACGAGTACCCAGATAACAAAAACATATTCTACATGCAGGGCAGTATGGGTCTATCCCCATGTATTGGATTAGGCTTGGCTCTTAACACCAGCAGGGACGTTGTGGTGTTTAGTGGGGATGCGGCCATACTCATGCATCTTGGAATAACACACACAATTAGAGACCTCTGTCCTGCAAATCTTTATGTATATATACTAGACAATGGATGTCATGAATCCGTTGGGGGATATGAATGCTCTCCTCTGGAGGATATTTATGTCGGAGTTAATGAGATAATAAAAATAAGTAGTGATGGGAAGACGGATAGGGTTGGGGTTGATTGTGTGGATAATACGACCAGTATCAAGGAATTTTTAACATGAAGTATGACGCTCTGATATGCTCTAAGTCTACTAGAAGTCTCTTTATTTCTAAGTACGGTGAACGCTTTGGCGACTTGGTGTGCATAGACTCTCCACCCACACATAACACGCTTCTTGACTTGGGTAAATATGACATCGTGGCCGCTATAGGCGGAGGAGCCGTGATAGATACCGCTAAGATGGTTGGCAATACGGTTCACTGCTGGCCAACAACTGCGTCTGGAGCGTCTGCTACGTCACACTCGGTGTACTGGGAGAACGAAGCAAAATGCAACTGCTACAGATCTCCCCCAGAAAGTGTAATGTGGGAAGAAGATTTTATAAACTCCCTGCCAGAAGATATATACCAAAGAACTAAATATGACGCAATAAGTCACTGCTTAGACTCTATGTGGTCTAAAGATTGTACGGATGGAATAAGAACCTTGGCCACAGGAACTTTAGAGGTATTACTAAAGGCTGGTGTGGACAGGATGAGTGTGATGAAGTCGGGGCACATCGCCGGGCATATCATAGAGAAAGTTCCAACAACTATACTTCATGCCCTCTCCTACCCCATGACAGGTGTTTACGGTATACCGCATGGGGCAGCACTGGGGATTTTCCTCAAGCCTGTTTGCGTGCTGATGGGTGAATCGGATATAGCAGAATTGATTGAAGAACCAAACTACAATTATAGTTACGACATAGATAGCGTTATTGAGCTGGCAAAAGGATATAAGAAGTTCCACAATACGTCTCAGTATGTGGATACAGACAAGCTTAAGGAGGTTATGAATGGATATACCAATTGAAAGAAAGTACAACCTTACCACTTTAGGTATGGTGGCACCCTATCTGGAAGACATGGAGTACTGTGTATTCTTCGGCACTTTGCTGGGATGTCACCGCGAGGGGAACCTGCTAGCGATGGACGATGATGTCGATATTTACATTAACTCCCAACACAGAGCGGAAATTTCGGGGATACTGTCTTCTCTTGGGTTTAGCCTCAGAAGAGATACAGACATGTTCGTGCAAGGGGAAATGGAGATAGAAGGGGTTGTGGCATATATAGATTTTTATTTGTACTACAAAGAAGACAACCACGCGGTAGACCATTGGAACTTCGGGGGACACAACGGCGAAACTTTACATGTTCCTTTAGATATACTATTGCCACCACGCAGCGTCACTATAGGGGGCATCTCTCTCAAAATGCCGAAAGACCCAGACAGTTGTTGCAAGTTTCTATACGGAGACAGCTACCGAATCCCGCTCAGAAAAAACGCTGAGTACACAATGTGCATAGTAGACCATAAACCAGTAATGAGGTTAAGATCTTGATGAAAGAAATAGATTATAACCTAGTATCAACATTCCCAGACGATATTTTCCCACCGCCAGAACACCTGCAAGAGGAATACACCAGTCTGGTAGAGAAAGGCCTATCTGCCTGTTCTAATAGATCTGTCATACTATGCGGCATCTGTAGAGATGTCGCCAATGTTATAGAATTAAATCTAATAAGATTATACAGGATAGCTTCTGCTTTCAAAGATTATAAGATTATTATATACGAAAATGATTCAAAAGATACCACAAGGTTGATACTGGAGGAGTATGCTAAAGCCAATGACAAGTTTCACTTCATAACAGGAAAGATGGATGACAGTGAATACAAAGACCTCGTGGATAATGGTAAGGACACAGACCACTTTTTTAGGGCCACAGCCATTGCAAATTGCAGGAACGAGTACCTTAAATATATTAAAAACCTAGAGGATATAGACAACTTTGATACCGTAATGGTTTTTGACCTAGACTTAAGGGGTGGCTGGTCATACGAAGGTATAGCCCACAGTTTTCAAATGCTTGAAGAGTTAGATCCAAATATTGGGTGCATATCTGCAAACGGTAAACTCTCGGACTATTATAATGAAAGAGATCTAGAAGATGTAGACCCTAAAAATCATCTATTTTTTGATAGCTGGGCCTTTAGGATGCTAAATGAAGAGGAACCAGTCAATGTCCAGAGGTTCAACGGGATAAACCTTTCCAGAATGGACGATCTTGTTGAGGTTAACTCAAACTTTAGTGGGCTAGCTATATATAAGAAAGAAGCCATACTACCATGTATCTATGGGTCAAAAAAATGGTCAGACGGGGTAGTTGACTGTGACCACCCCTTTCTACACCGTCAAATGAGAAACAATGGTTGGAAAATTATAATAAACCCAAGTATGTTGTCGTCTTATTCACACCATAAATTTTCTAGAATATTAGGGGAGTTCAGAAGAAGCCATGATTAACATAGTTTCACCAATCAACCAGTTAGGCTATGGGATTACCGGACTTAATATAGTTAAGGCTCTCAGCAAAAAGACAGAAGTTTCATTATGGCCAATAGGACAGCCATCTGTGACAAGTCAGGAAGACGCAGATATTATCTCTTCGTCCATAGCCAATGCCAAGATGCCAAACTTTGATGCACCCTGCATAAAGATATGGCATCAGCACGACATGACGCAATTTGTTGGAAGGGGAACTAAGATAGGCTTTCCTATTTTTGAGCTTGACGCTTTCAATGATCATGAAAATCACCACCTTTACTATCCAGACAAGCTTTTCGTTTGCTCAGAGTGGGCTAAGGAGGTGGTAGTTTCAAACTTATATAACCGCTACAAAACAATGGGGGTGAGAGAGAATGTCCACGTAATTCCACTTGGAGTAGACGAATCAATATTCAGTCTCGACACCAACGTCTCTGAGAGTGAAAATACTATATTTTTCAATTGTGGAAAATGGGAAGTAAGAAAGGGACACGATATACTAATAGAAGCCTTTTGCAATGCCTTCAAAGAGTCGGATAACGTTGAGTTGTGGATGATGTGTGAAAATCCATTTTATAGCGAGTCTGAGGAAAATGAGTGGAAGAACCTATATCTAAACTCAAAACTAGGAGATAAAATAAAGCTTATCGAGAGGGTTCCAAACCAGCAGGAGGTGTATAATATAATGTCAAAAACTGATTGTGGGGTTTTCCCATCGAGGGGAGAGGGGTGGAACCTAGAGGCTTTAGAGATGATGGCTTGCGGGAAAAGGTTAATAATTACAGATTATTCTGCTCACACTGAGTTTTGCACTAAAGAAAACTCCTTTTTGGTGACGATAAAAGACAAAGAAATGGCATATGACGGGAAGTGGTTCCACGGAAAAGTTGGACAGTGGGCTAAAATTGGGGATGAGGAAGTGGCAGAGATATCCAAGTATATGAGAAAAGTCCATTTTCTAAAACATAAGTATAAGGTTAAACTAACAAACAACCAAGACGGCGTGAAGACAGCGAAAAAGTACAACTGGGATCACACTGCGGAGCTAATTTTACGACATGTTTAATTTTTTTAAAAAAAAGAAACCGGAGATAAAAACACCAGAGGAACAATTTCCTCTGGACGAAGAGGATGACAATATAACTGTCTCTATAAAATTCTTCATGAATGATTCTACACCTATGGTGGATGTGGAATTAAGAGATTACGAGGAGAAAACCACAGACGACCTGTGCAAACTAGTCGCCGCCCTTGGTACTGATCAGCTATATATAGAAACTATAGAAATGATCAAAACAGGCTTACTTGAAGACGCTCAGGGTGACACATTGCTAAAACTCGCACTTCATATCGGTGAGACATTATCCAAAAAACATAAAACTATTGAAAAAACTACAGAGAGGCCTTGCTTAAAACCTTCCGATATGCTATAATTACGGGAGCAAACAATGACGAAGATTACAAAAAAAATAGGGTGGCAAAAATATGAGGACGTGATTGAAAACCAGCTATCATCCCCAATGTTCCTAGCCCTAATGGAGTCCGTAGCAGCAGCTCAGGATGCTCAATTAGAACAGCAAATAGAACAAATGGAGGCTGAGAGTGGCGAAGAGTTCTTCCAAGAAAACTACCACGCTGAAACAGAAGGTCAGGATCTTGTCCAACATCAAGTTATCCCATTTTCAAAAGACATGCTAGATGATATGGCTATGTCTGCTAACTTTGATTGTTGGATTGGACACTGTAATTTTGATATAACACCCAGAGTAAAAGAAGTACTAGATTCAACAGAGGGCATTGAAGTCCTCAAAGTGTGTAGCAGGTACAGATTTTTTATAGGTGTTGGTAAAATGTTCCGGTTTAAAAATGTTCGCATTAAGCTGGAGAAAAAATTATTATCTTAGGAGATTTAAATGAAACTTGTTGAAAACGACTCTTTGAGTCAAAAAATTGAAGAAGCTTTTCGTGATGAGGATATAAGTAAAATAATGGCGAAAGCCGCTAGTGGGTTCTTTGGGCAGCTAAGCGATGATGAGATACAGACCTGCAAGCTTAATGCTCTATGGAAAGCATTCTCAAATCACGACGAAAATAAGGCTGCAAAATTCACCACATACCTCTACAATGGGGTTAGGATAGAGTGCATTAGAGAGGTAAAATTTAACCAGAAAACTAAATTTTGCAATCGCAAACTCCACCCTAATACTCAAGACAATAGAGATCACTTCCTTATGACTGACCTTATGGATGAGATCAATAAGATGGAAGACAAAGACCTCATTTTGGATCGTATGAAAAGTATGACAATTAGTGAAATAGCTAAGAAACATGGGTATAATAGAGAAACTGCAAGGAGAAAAATTAAAAAAATGTCAGAACTTCTTCGCAAAAAAGTACTAAAATAAGTGTATAATACTGTTGGGAAAATCAGGATCTTTTTGGAAGCGGACTTACTAACTTTTTTCATTTTTCTCAAGGAGAAGTATTATGGCTTCCACAAATGCACACCAAAGTGTGACCACAAAGGTAAATGATGGCGGTACAGTAGTCAAGGGTGGAAACGCAGACACCACCAACGACCCCATCACCAAAGTCATGGGTTTACGAGATCTTACCCCCAGCAAAGACGTTAATCGTAGCGGAAGTAAGGTTGTTGAAAAAACAGCCACGGCCCACGATTACACAAATCCTGACGGTGTTATCAAAGCCAAGAGTGGCGGCACCGGTGGTCTCGCTTATTTCCCAGACTCCAGAGCTGGCGATACAAACTTCATTATTCGCGGAGCGGGTGCAACTGGTGCCGGTAAAGTTAATAATGACGCTGTAACCAATATGACCATCCCCGGAAGTCAGTACGACGGAGTTGGTTTTGACGGCATCCAAGAAAATGTCAGTACGCAGCAGATTGATGCTGGTACATTTGATATCATGGCTGTCCCAAGTAGTGGAAGAGTTCCGGGTCGTACAAGAGGCGGAGACGCTGGTACTGCCAAGACTTTTGTACAAGCTGACGATGGTACAACCGCCGCAACAGACGATGCAGCAACACCAACAAGAGCAGTTCCGGGTGAGCTTACTTATCACTTTGGTGCACTCGGTAAACCTACTACCGATGAGTACAAAGCTAAAAATTCTAACGAATAGTTTTGATGCTAGTAGAGAGAACGCCCCCTATACATTTTTTAATGTTTCATACAAAGAAGGGGGCTTCTCTCAAGCTAGTTCTTTCTCATCAAGGGGTAGAAGACAATGTTTGATAATCCAGAGCAATACACCTTACTATTTGGATTAGCTGGTGGAGTAATAACCTTTATCAGTATCGTATGGATGAAAGTAGTCAGGCCAGCGGTTACGTTCATGGATAAGCATGAAAACGTAGCTGAATCAGTAGAGGAAATAAAAAAAGAACTAACCACTAACGGCGGAAACAGCTTAAAAGACGCCGTTTGTGAGCTAGGGGTAACTTGCTCAAGAATAGAGAGAAGACAGTCTGTCATTGAGCAGAGAACCAAAGCTTCTTTACATTACAACACAACGGCTTTATTTGAGACAGATCACACCGGAAGGTTGGTCTGGACTAACGAGCCTTTTTTCCAGTTGACACAACACACGCTTACAGACGTGGAGGGTTTCGACTGGCTTACTTATATCAATGAAGAAGACAGAGATGAATTCTTCCAAGAATTTCAGTCCTGCCTGTCAATGAACAGAAGGTTCAATAAGATGGTTAGGACTTCAGATGTAAAACCAAAGACGGTAAGGATGCTTGGGTTCCCCTATAGGCTCAACGAAAAGGAGCAAGGAGGGTTTTTGGTTAGTGTGTCGGAACTTTCCGAAGTATGAGTTATTTTTTTTAGAAAGGTGGTTATTATGCCAGACTCAAAAGCATTTTCACTTAATTGGATCGATGTTAGAAACCTTGGTAAGAACGCTGGCCTTGTAGGCATAGCAGCAGCCCTTACTTATGTAGGCCAAAATCTTGGCGGGTTAGACTTAGGGACTTCCGGTATTGTAGCGGTTCCTATTCTTGCTATCTTGATTGATGCAGTCGTAAAGTGGTCTAACAATAATGTTAAGGATACTCCTGATACTCCTGCGTAATTCAATTCTTTAACCAAAGACTCTAGAGGTAAGTAATGTTATTTAAAACTCCTCGGGAGATTTTAAATGCTTACAAAGGCGGATTAGCAGGTTCTTGGTGCGACCCAGAAGACGTAGCTAAACTATTAGGGGAACTTAAGCATCCTCTTTTCTCAACATCGGCGTTTGACTTATATGGCAGTGGTAAGGGCGAGTTAAGCTTGCCCTTCCACTGTCTTTTTCATTACGTTCCCAATTTCGGGGCATCAGAGAGACAGACGACAGGTGACTGCGTGTCTCACTCTACTAGGAACGCCGTAGATGTAACCAGAGCTGTCGAAATTAAAAATGGAGACAGGGAAAGCTTTAGGGCTAGGGGTGCAACAGAAGCTATTTATGGGGCGCGTGGGCATAGCGGTCAAGGTATGTCCTGCTCAAGAGCAGCTAGATTTGTCAATGAGCATGGTGGAATCCTCCTAAGACAAAAGTATGACTTTGCAGATTTTTCCAGCTACAATAGTTCTATAGGTACGAAGTGGGGAAAGAGGGGCGTACCAAAAGATGTCTTGCAAGAAGGCAATAAGCACAAGGTAAAAACTATCAGTCTAGTTAATACCGTAAAAGCGGCAAGAGACGCACTAGCTAACGGATATGCATTGTCTGTTTGTTCAGATGTTGGATTTTCCAGCAGAAGAGACAAGCACGGTATAGCTAAAAGAAGCGGGTCGTGGAACCACGCTATGACATGGATTGCTTGTGATGACACTAGAGAGATACATAACGAGACATTGTTTCTAATCCAAAACTCTTGGGGTAAATGGAACAGCGGACCCAAAAGACACAATCAACCAGACGGCAGTTTTTGGGTTAGAGAAAAAGATGCTGAAAAAATGTTATCCCAAAACGGATCTTGGGTGTTTAGTGATGTGGATGGATTCCCACCACGGCAAGTCAAGTGGACCATTAATGAGGTGTTTTAATGGCGTTAAGAGATAAGATCAGAAATATAATAATTGGTCTGGGTGGGGTGGTGGCTGGAGCGATTGTAGCATCTATCCCCAACTCTGATGTTATAGAGGAGAAGATCGACACGTCTGGAATCTCACAAGTTGAGTCTTGGAAGGAGGGTGCAAAATCAGCATTTCTACAAGCTGAGTCAGAAGTGTTCAAGCCTGATCCAGAACCAGACCCCGATGTTACCCCAGAGCCAAACCCCGACAAAAACAAATGCCCATGCAAGGGTTCGGGGTGGATTGTTCATGGGGATGGGCATAAGACACCTTGCCCGTACCATAAAGACGACGACGACGACGACGACAAGAAAAAACACAAGTGCAAATGCGACACGTCTAGAACTTATTGCAATTGCGTTCCATCCTATGGTAAGTGCGGATGCGTAAAAAGGGAAGCCTCTTTTAGCGACGAAAAGGAGTGTGGCCCGTCAGGCTGACGGTCATCTAACGCAAATTCCCAGTCTGGGAAGACAACACAAACATACTCTCAAAGAGGGTTGCTGTTTAGAATATTCAACTGGAGGTAGACATGGACTTTAATATTATTCAAGTAGCCTGCGTATCACTAGGGTTAATATTAGTGGCTTCTAATTTCATCAGCACATCGTCAGTGATCAATTGGTGTAAAAACCTCTTAAAGCCAAAACCACCAGCAGTAAAGACTGGGAAGTCAGATCGGGACGATTTCATGGAAGTCGTAAACAATTGGCATGCCCTGAAAGAGTCTTGTCACTTATCAGGAATGGAAGAGGCTTGCAAAATGCTTGACGATGTTTTTCCACTTCTAAACAAGAAGTGTGATGGTCATAAAAAAATCAGCACGTCACCCGAGACGGGGGATACTCTGGGATGAAAATTATAAAAAATATAGCGGCTATTTTGCTAATAATAGGTGGCCTATGGGGAGATAGGATTATTGACTGGGCCAACACCCCCACAAAGCCAGATAACGAGGTGCTTTCTGTAGATAAGCCAGACCAGATAACACTATCCGAGGTTTCTGAAATAGACAAAATTATCACCGAGACAGACGATAGGGTAAAGATGGCTATATTCAATTTTCAATTTGCAACAAACGTACTGGATTATAATTCTACGGTGCAACAAGCAAACGACGTTTATGCCCTTGCTGGTAAAATATTCTTCAAGGAGCAGATGGCGGGGAAATATAAAGGCTTAGGGGATGCTATAATCAAGCTAATTTCCTCCGTTACAACAAACGACGATCACAGAATCTCAGAAGAAGAAAGGAAAGCCATAAGTAAAAAGTTTATGGGTTTAACTTGGGTTCTTTTACAGTAAACTTAAAACCACGGAGTAAAACATGGAGAGATTAAAGCAAGCATATGACGCTGTAATGAAACTATCCTCTAAAGATGGGTTAAAGATTGGAAAGTATAAACTAAAAACCAAGCTACCTCTCGAAGTAACTATATCACAACCCAGTAGCGATGTGGTCAATATAGATTTCACAGGAGAAGATAAGCCTAAAGTCGAAGTTAAAAAGATCATCAAAATATCAATCAATGTTTTAGGGATTACTTTGGGGCCTGAAGGTGGAACCGTAGTACTAGGAAGCTTTCCTGATGTTTCATTCGACTACTCCGAGAACAGCGAAATGTTTTCAGATAAAATTATTGTAGATAATTCCCACTTTGATCACGGGGCGTAATAATATGAATTTTGAATCCAGAATCATGTGCGGTTTCGGGGAGATACACTCAGAGATTGGGAAAAAATATAAAAAGAAAAAAGAACGAAAAATGGCAGAAAAGTGCTTGCAATTGGGCCAAGATTGGGCTACAATAGTAAGTGATGGATTCACAGATTCTAACTTTACTGAAGACAGGGGGAGGGAACCCCTTAGAAAAGAATGTAAGGAATACATTAAGGAAAACTTGTCACAAGAGGAGCTAAGCGGTTTTTTACCGTTATTAATACCTATACTGGGTCAGCTTTTTCTTTCTTTTATTATCAATTGGGTTGTTGGAAAAATCATTGAGAATTTATTTAATGACAGTTAGTCCTAAAGTCCAACACCCGCCTATTTAGACATATACCACGGCCACAGTCCGAATTGTGTGGTCGTGGTATTTTTATTTGCAAATAACGTTATTAATATATATGGAAAAGGTACATGTCGATCAAATCCTTGATGAGCTACACTTTTGTTTCTAAGTATGCGAGATGGATTCCAGAAAAAAAGAGAAGGGAAACGTGGAACGAAGCTGTTAGCAGAGTCAAGGAGATGATGCTAAATAAGTACTTTGAAAAACCAGAAGTTCACGAAGACATCGAGTGGGCTTATGAGATGATGAGAAAAAAGCGTGTCTTGGGATCTCAAAGAGCATTGCAGTTTGGGGGCAAGCCAATCTTTAAGCATAATGCTCGTATATACAACTGTATCACATCTTTCTGTGACCGATTAAGATTTTTTCAAGAGTGTATGTATCTTCTTTTGTGCGGCTGCGGCACTGGATTCTCTGTCCAGAAACACCATATCAAAAAACTACCACATCTAGTCAAACAAAAGCGTGGCTCAAAAAGGTTTGTGGTGCCAGACACTATCGAGGGTTGGTCTGATGCAGTGGGGGTTTTAGTTTGCAGTTATTTTGACCAAGAAGATCTCTTCCCTGAATATGTTGGTAAAACCGTAAATTTTGACTTCACTGAAATACGAGAGGCCGGAGCCTTTCTCAATTCTAGTGGAGGAAAGGCACCCGGCCCAGAACCCCTAAAGAAGGCGTTATCCAACATTAAAAAGGTATTAGATTCAGCCCTTAAGGATCTTGACTTTTGCCACAAGTCCATAAGGAAGTTGACCCCCATTCAGGCATATGATATTGTTATGTACAGCGCAGACGCTGTTATTAGCGGAGGGGTAAGGAGAAGTGCGACGATATGTCTGTTTAGTCCAAGCGACCAAGAGATGGCCACCGCTAAGACTGGATCTTGGTTTGTCGATAACCCTCAACGTGGACGGTCTAATAATTCAGCCCTGCTAGTAAGAGACAAAACATCCAAAGAGCAGTTTTCCAAACTAATGTCTTCCGTGAAGGAGTTTGGGGAGCCGGGTTTTGTCTGGGCTGACTCCACTGAATTAATAGTAAACCCATGTGTTGAAATTGGTATGTGGCCAGTCGATGAAGAAACAGGGGAAAGCGGTTGGCAGGCTTGCAACCTAAGTACTATAAACTGTGCTAAGGTAAAAACAAAAAAGGAATTTTTAGAGGCTTGCAGGGCGGCGTCAATTATAGGCACTCTACAGGCTGGCTTTTCTACTTTTCCATACCTAACCAAGGCAAGCGAAAAGATTGTTTCTAGAGAAGCCCTACTTGGCGTTTCAATGACCGGAATAATGGAGCAACACGAAATATGTCTAGACCCCGCCACACAAAAAGAGGGGGCTAAAGAGGTAAAGGAAGAAAACAAAAGAATAGCAAAGCTTATTGGTATCAATCAAGCCGCCAGAACCACTTGCATAAAACCAGAAGGGACTAGTAGTTGTATTCTAGGAACCTCATCCGGCATTCACCCACACCACGCTAAAAGGTACATACGTCGAGTACAAGCCAATAAGTTAGAGCCAATATATAACTATTTTAAAGAAATAAACCCAAGGGCTTGCGAGGAGTCTGTTTGGTCTAACAACGATAGTGACGATGTGGTTTCTTTTTGTGTTGAAGTCCCGGCTGGCTCCAAAACAAAAAACCAAGTAGATGCGTTAGACCTATTAAACCACGTTAAAACCACTCAGCAGAGCTGGGTTATACCGGGAACAAATAGGGGCTTATGCACCCAACCATGGCTCGTCCACAACGTGTCTAACACAATCAATGTGAAGGCAGAGGAGTGGGATGAGGTCGAGAACTTCATATATAAAAACCGAAAATTTTTCTGCGGAATCTCATTACTTCCTATCACCGGTGATAAAGACTACCCGCAAGCCCCATTTACAGCGATCTATCTACCAACAGAGCAGGTTCGACACTACGGCGATGCGTCTCTATTTGTTAGCGGGCTTATTGAGGTGGCATTGAATTTATGGGAAGACAACCTATGGTCAGCTTGCGACTCCCTCTTAGGCGTTGGGTCAAAAATAAAAGGGAATGGAAAAAAAGAGTGGGCTATTAGATGTGAAAAGTTTGCCGATAGATACTTTGACGGCAACATCAGAACTCTGACCTACTGCATGAAAGATGTCTACAACTGGAAGGAGTGGGTGGACCTAAGCAGGGAATACAACGGAGTTGACTACACCAACGTGATAGAGGAGCAGAACAACGTTAAACCAGAGCAAGAATGGGCTTGTTCTGGTGGGTCTTGTGAAGTTATCTAATATAAAGGATTCAACAGTGGAAGATCATCACGACGCTATAGCTAGGAGAAAAATGTTAGACCGAGCACAGAACGGGGCAATACTCGATCACCCCAGAAAAACCAACATGGTTAAGTTCCAAAAGCTTAATATCGACGGGCAATCACCCAGCAGGGCTAATGAAAACGATGCCGGGTGGGATTTATATTCCTCAGAAAAAAAGTGGATACCCAGAGGGGGAAGATCGTGTATTAAAACTAGTATCTCCCTAGAGATGCCAGATAACATGGTTGGACTCATATGGCCAAGATCAGGACTGGCTGTAAAGAAGGGGCTAGATCTATTCGCTGGGGTTATAGATTCTGGCTACAGAGGAGAAATCATAGTCTGCCTATTCAACTCTACAGAAGTAGACGTAGAGATAGAAAAAGGCGACAGGGTAGCACAAATTATTTTTCACGAATTACCAAAAATAAGCATGGTCGAATCCAGCCTTCTCACTAATTCTGAAAGAGGGGAGGGGGGATTCGGCAGTAGCGGTAAATAAGAGAGCTAAGCAATATGAAACAAAGAAAAACAAAAAACAATAATAGCAAACCGGCTCGCAGGGTAATACCACTAGAAGCCAAGTCAACAAATCAACGTGATTACATTAGATCTATAGTGGAAAACGAAGTGATTTTTTGCACCGGACCATCAGGCACCGGTAAGTCTTTTATAGCGGCTGGCATATCGTCAGAGCACCTGCACCGTGAGCAGTTTGACAAGATAATCGTAACCAGACCACTGGTATGTACAGGTAAAGAGATTGGGTATCTACCCGGAGACGTAAAAGATAAAATTAAACCTTACCTACTGCCAATGGAAGAGAACCTACGGTTCTTCTTAGGGCGTGACTACTTCGGGCACTTTTTCAATTCCGGGAGGATTAGACTTGAGCCTCTGGAAACCATGCGTGGCTCTACATTTCATGAATCCTGCATGATCTTAGATGAGGCACAAAACTGCACCGTAGAGCAGATAAAAATGTTTATAACCAGAATGGGAGAAGGCTCGAAAGTTATTATTAACGGAGACACTAAACAAACAGACCTCCACAACCGCAGCGGTTTGGAATTTTGTATAGATAGACTGGATGGAGTGGAAGGGGTTGGGGTATGTCACTTAGACTACTCGGATATTCAAAGAAATGGAATAATAGGAAATATACTTAATGCTCTTGAATAGAGAGAACAAAAATGGCTACCGACCAGAAAAAAGTACATCCAATTATATGGGTGATGCTATTTATTATAGGTATCATATCTATGATAGATCTCGCATTGGCCATATATCTATTAGACCCAACCAGTGACTACGCCTTTTCTATGCAAGAAAAGAACCCTATGGTCGTTTGGATCGTGAGACTAACCGGAGACTTTTCAATTTTTGTACCCATGAAAATATCGGGCACTATTATATCTTTATTTTCAGCCAAACAGCTATACGTAGCCGACAGAAAGAGAGGCTCCATAGTTTGCGCAGGTGTGTGCCTATTTCAGATATTATTGTTAGCATACCTTCTTTTTGGCCCCGCGTTTTAAAACAACCACGTAAGGAAGAAATCAGTGTTATACGACTACTTTTGCAAAAATTGCTCCCATGAGCTAAAGGATATAGTGCAGTCGATAAAAGACCCACCAAAAAAAGTTTGCCCAGAGTGTGGCAAACACACCCTTGAGAGGGTAATATATGGAGGTGCCGGAGCTTTTGTTAAGAACTCTAATTGTACCAATCAGAAGCCTGAAGCGATAAAGCCTAAAAGCAGGTCAGAGGAGCCAGAGCCGCTAAGGGGCAAACACGCTACAGCAACTAGAAAGGACATAAACAATATGACAGAAAAACAAAAGCAGAAATACATAATGAAAGGTGACAAATGAAATACGACGAAAGCTTCAACCCAAAAGACCTAGAACTGGCCAAAAAGGAAATCCTATTTGACAGAACCGGCTCACCCGTGATTAACGAAAAGGAAAAAACATTTGCCAAAGTAATAGAGACAACCGACGACAAGGCCGGTGGCGTACACAAAAAATATTACATAAGAACACATGAAAGCCTTCCATACGACCCACACGGAATGCATAGCCACCGAGATAGATGGCTAAACACAGCAATGAAAAGCGTAAAGAAAGAAACTTTTGATTTTTATATGTTGTTCTTGAAGACAAGGAATTCCTTGTATATGACAAGAACTCAAAGGAGCTTTATCAATGACTAAAAAGGGACCGCTAGGAAAAGCCGAGATGTTTTATGTTGAGCACCATCATGGAGAGATGGATGCAAAATCTATCGCCAAGGAGCTTGACAGACCTATTGCAACAGTTAAAAGGCATATTGACAAGGTTAGAACAGATCAAGATCTAAGCCCTCTATCCGCCGGAGCCTCTATGGCTAGACAAGAAGGTGTTGTAACCATGACAGAAACCTCGTCAACGCTAGCCGACGCAAAAAGAAAGATGCCTCGATCTAACAGGGTGCAGTGCGTAGTGGAGATAAAAGAGGGGTCTTCAGATTAATATGAAATTTCTACCACACGTAATAGCTTTCGTTTTACTCTCTTTTGCGTTCTATGAGATAAAAGACCTCAAAGAAGAGCTGAGAAGACTACAAATCACAAATGTAAATAATATGTCTCAGATGGGTGAATTACAAATAATGATGCAGGGTTTTGTGGATCAAGCTCCCATAGAAATGCGGAAAATAGCCAGAGAGGAAGTTATCAAGGGCTTTAAAGAGTTTGCAGAAAATTTCAAGAATGCAGATGATGGATAATGACTTTATTATGGCGGGTGACAACTTCATTGACAGTCACAAGCGATGGGAAGAAGAGTACTTAAAAGACAGGTACAAGATTTGGATAAGGGCTATCTTATCTGATGGTAGGGAATTATACCTTCCAGAACATCGAGACTGGGTGAGACTAAAATATTACTGTGAGTCAAACCACTTGTCAGTTACCTTCGTGAAATTACAGTACAAGTCCCACATTGTTGAGGTTGACGTGTCTGAAGCGGATGCTGTATATATTATCAGATCCCTAATAGGACAATGGGGAGCCGACTCGAAGCACTGTTATACGGTTGGCAAACTAATAAATGGCATTGTACACAAAAAAATGTGGTTAACACCCGAGCTGGTAGAAGACCAGACTGTATCGGATGAAGACCCGGTTGAAAATTGTTTTGAAGAAGCATTGATTTATAACCATGAATACAGAAAAGCAAAATAGTAATAGACCAGAACTCTTTAATAAAAGTTATCAAAAAGAATGGTCTAAAGAATACAAGTACAAGCACATCCACACAGGAGAGTACTGTACTTTTGAATCCTATGTGGCGGAATTTCTAGTGATCCGCAGGTCGGAAAAACTAAATCTAGGCAAGCCTTCGTATAAATTCTGGACGAAGGGAGACCCACTCCATTGGATATGGCAAAAACAGCACAGAGCCGCCATGTCTCTCAAGAAAAAATATGGAGAAGAGGCAATTCTATCTGCCATTAAGTCTAAAGACTTTGACAAACTACTAGTCATAGGCATACAGAATGGCAGGGGGTGGAAGATCAACCCACCGGCTGAAGAAGTCATCAAAAAACATTATGATATTATTAAAAATAAATTAGAGGTTGACACTCAGCCGTCTGGTGATATAATAGAGTGTCCACAGCCTGAGCTAAAAACTAGATCAAAGCGAGGGTACGGTAAAAAGTCAAGTATCAGTAAATTAAGAGGATTACAGGATGGCAAAGAAGAAAGTAATTAAGTTCAAAGACGACCCTATTAGCAGTGCGGTAGTTTCTCAGTACGGGGACGTTGTGAGATCGGGAACTGAAGTTCTTGAGAACATAAAGAGCCTAGAGGTTCTTAGCGTCTCTCCGTCTTTAGACATAGCGTTAGGGGGAGGCGTGAGAGAAGGTAGCTGTGTAGTAATGTCTGGAGACCCGAAGACTGGAAAGACCACAACAGCCCTGCATTTTGCGGGCAAGTGCCAGCAGCGAGGAAAGAAGGTTATCTACGTAAACACCGAGGGTAGATTGGCCGTACAAAACTTCGAGGGGATCAAAAGCTTAGCACCGGAAGATATAGTCGTGATAGAGTCTACCGATGACAGGGTGTTGACTGCGGAAGACTTCCTGAGCATCATAGAATATTACATTAATAATGATCCAGAGTGTGTCATAATTGTTGACTCTGTTTCTAGCATGGTTCCAAAAGACGAGCTAGAAGGTCAAATCAGAACGGGTGTTAGAAATGCTCTCCCCAGATTGTTGTCGATGTTCCTGAAGAGAATAGGCGGTCAGGTCACCAAGAATAAAACAGTTGCGGTTTTCATACTGCACAACATAGCAAACACTGGGGGGAGCAGGTGGTCTCCAACAAAAATGGCCGATGGAGGCAACATGATACAGTATCAAGCTGGAACAAATATAGCGATAACGCACAGAGGTAAGTGGCAAGTCCCAAAAGACACTGGTCCCCACGTTGGCCAAGTGGCTAACTGGAAAGTCTTGACATCAAACGCTGGGGGGAAACCTAACACAACAGCGGAAAGCTGGATAAAATATGGCATTGGGATAGATGAAACGCAAGAGATAGTCCAATCGGCTTGTGACTTTAGGCTTATCAAAGCCGCTGGAGCTTGGTATACAATATCATGCGCCCTAGAAGAAAAAGACCACCCAACCGTATCTAAGATCCTTAAAGACAATAACGTGGGCGAGTCGGAAGAAGACGCCGAAAAGTTTCTAAAATTTCAAGGTGTCAACAATTTATCTGAGTTCCTTAATGATAATCCCCCCATGTGTGAATTTATATATGATAAGATTAAGGAGCTATTTGATGTATGAAGGCTATAGGCTTTAATGGAAGAGAGTACACATGGAATCTTAGTAAGTACGACGTTTATGGTGACGATAAAAAAAGGAGGTCAAAACACCACCTAAGAGCGAGAGAAATTATCAGGGATATATATGGTAGCTATAGAGTACTTGAAGAGGTCAAGATGCCGGGCAGCACAGCTTCCCACAGAAAGTCTGTACTATATCTGGATTTCTTTATACCCGTTATACGTCTTGCTGTAGAGGTGCACGGTAGACAGCACTATGAACATATCCCTTTCTTTCATGAGACAAAAAAGGATTTCGTATTAGCTAAAGCACGCGATGAAGACAAGGTAGATTGGTGCGAATTAAACAATATTGAACTAATAACATTAAAATATTCGGAAACAGATGATGAGTGGAGAAAACAACTTAAACGCTTCTGATAAGCTTTCAAGGCATATAGATCACATAAACGACTACCTAGACCTAGCCAATGTTAGGTTTGCTAGTTTTCATGAAGAGTACCTTCAGTCTTCTAACATGTCTATATCCAAAATGAATATACTAACTCAGCAGGAACTTTTTGATCACGCTTATGTTTTGTACGGGTACGCCTCTTATATTCAGGACGAGATCAACAAGAACAAAGTTGTAAAAGACTGGTGCGAGGATCAGATAGAGAAGCTTGTGACAAAAAATTTAGAATCTTTTGGACAATACACTAAGCACGAAACCAAAAGACAGAGTATAATACAAGAGAACTCTTACGCCGCCAAGTGTGACCAGATGTTGCAGGTTGCTGACGCTAGGTTACAATCTCTTGAAGGCAAAGTTTATGAACTAAAAAGGAAAGGCGATATTCTTCTAGAAAAAGGTAAAAGACTATGAGTAAAAACGTAGACAAGCTAATCGAAAACCTGTCAGATGAGGAAAGGGAAGAACTAGTAAAGTCCCTCCTTTCTGGAAAAGTGAAAGATAAAACAGAGAGAAAGAGGCAGCGATCTAAGCCATCCGTCAATGAGGACTTTATAGTTGACAGATCCAAGCAACAGTCTAGAGGAAAAAAAGAGCCAGTTAGAGGCAGGGAGAACACTTGGGTTGACAGCGGAGGTGAACACTCAGACATAGAAACACCTAAGTTTGAGCGAGTGGAGAGGAGGAGATCCAAGTCAAGGAAGGTTGATCTAGAGTGTCATATGTGTGGCAAAAAATTTAAGGCAGACCCAAGGTATGTCTATGGAGAATTCCATAGGTGCAACCGTTGCACTGGAAGGTAATTGAATGAAAAAGTTCAGATATGACACGAGTCAATTTGATCTAGTAGATGTTGTTGAGCGTATTTTTGAGATAGACAACCTAGACCAGCTTCACATTCAGCAGGTTGGGCCTAACAGAATACCCAGCGAGCCATCTAAAGACCAGTCTACATCCTTTCATAAGAGATTTTACAAAACTTTTGATGAGGATGGTTCTGAGTTTCTAGGAATATATAAATCCCTAGCTAAGCACATAGCTGAAGAGCATTATAACGGACTGGATATGGTTTATCAGGCCAAGCCTACATTTAGAGTTCAGGTGCCCGACAACATAGCCGTAGCAAAGTGGCATAAAGACAAGCTCTATAACCACTCGGAATATGAACTAAATGTTTTCTTGCCTCTAACTCAAGCCTTTGACACTAATACTATTTGGGCAGAAAGCGAGGAGGATAAAGGCGATTACTCCCCGATGAACGCAAGTGTTGGAGAATACTATATCTGGGATGGTGCTAATCTCAGTCATGGGAATCAAAAAAATATAACAGGAAAAACTAGAGTCTCAATTGACTTCAGGTTGATCCGCCTCGATGATTTTAACTATGAGGGAACAAGCGTAACCACAAAGGTGCCGATGGAAATTGGTCACTACTGGGAGCTTGTAAAGTAATGAATTCAAATTTAGTTGATGTAGGAGCAGAAAGAGCCGTACTGTCTGGGCTGATCCAATACGGTATTGATGCTTACGTTGAGGTAGCGGATATTATCAGTCATGGAACTTTTGGTAACTCCAACAACCAGATACTATACCAATGCATTGAGAAAATTATTGAGAACAACTCTGAAGTTGATTTACCCTCGATACTATCTACGGCAGCACAGCTAAACTTCTCTGATGTTATCAATAGTGATCAGGAACTAAAGTACATAAAGTCTTTGTTTGATTTTCCCGTCAAGCAGAACAATGTCTTTAATTTTGCCATCCAGATAAAGAAGTATGAGTTCGCAAGAAGAATTAAGACCCTGACAGGTAAGATACATCGAGATATAGATGATATAAGTGGAACAGAATCTGTTGACGAGATATTGTCTATGCTGGAAAACCCAGTCATGGATTTTCTACGAGAGGATGACGGCGGAGAAAAACCTGAGAAAATCGGTGAAGGTATTGAGGAATACTTAGAGTTTCTTCAGGAGAACAAATGTGACATAATTGGAGTACCTACTGGTTTCAATAGATATGACGAAGCTATTGGCGGAGGGCTTCGCAGAAAGTGTGTAGACTTAGTTTCAGCCAGACCAAAGGTTGGTAAGAGCGTATTTGCTGATAATGTCGCCCTAAACGTCTCTTCTGGTGGAATACCAGTTCTAGTGTTAGATACGGAAATGTCCAAAGAGGATCACCTGAATAGAATTATTGCCAACATGAGTGGCATACCTATCAACGAAATAGCAACTGGACAATTTGTAGATGACGATGAGAAAAACCAACGTGTACACGAAGCTGTAAAACACTTGGAGTCAATACCATACAGCTACGTCAGCGTTGCTGGAAAACCCTTTGAGCAGATACTCAACATAATTAAAAGGTGGGTAATACAAGAGGTAAGAACAGACGAGTTTGGAAGAACGAATGAGTGTGTTGTTGTGTACGACTACCTAAAGCTGATGTCCTCCAATTCAATAACAAACAACATTCAGGAGTACCAAGCTTTAGGATTTCAAATAACCTCTCTACATAACCTGTGTGTGAAATTTGACATTCCATGCCTATCGTTTGTACAGCTCAACAGAGATGGTATAACTAAAGAGAGCACAGACGCTGTGAGTGGTTCTGACAGGCTTATCTGGCT